ACAGGAACACCTTCCAGTTGCATTATTTTATTGAATTAGTATAGCACTTTCCCATGGGAACATCAAGGTTTCTTCCTAAAATATTCATCGGTTTCTGCAAAAGGAATTGACAAACCTGCCTGGATATGATAAGATGATTCACGGCTTTGGAGGCCGGCATTCGGAGAGATGTCCGAGCGGTTTAAGGAGCTGGTCTTGAAAACCAGTGACACAGCAATGTGCCGTGGGTTCGAATCCCACTCTCTCCGCCATTTTCTTTCCTTCATATCGGCTCAACCGACCTGCGGAAGTACCCAAGTGGCCGAAGGGGCTCCCCTGCTAAGGGAGTAGGCGTCTAAAAAGCGCGCGAGAGTTCAAATCTCTCCTTCCGCGCCAAAGTACCGATTTTAGCTGTTTTAAAGCTAAAATCGGTACTTTTTTATGCTTTTCGCCCCATTTTCTGCGTATTTTCAAAAAGCGAAAAATCACGTTATGACACGCTCTGTAACATAAAATCATTTCCCGTATGCTACATTGTATGCTACAAATTCAGTGCAATGCGAGGGGACTCCCCTATTTTTTGCTACATGGACTTTATTTTCCGAAGCATGGAATCATAGACTTTTCGGTTCACAAGCGATAATGTGTCCATAAGTTCATCAACGACCGCCCAAGCCTTTGCTGGGTCTTTCCCAGCTACCGCAAGTAAAAACTCACTGTCCCCGTACTCGCCCACGGTAGCCGGTTCTGCGGTCACAGGGGCGGGAGCGCCGGAGTAGGAACCCACATACCTACCGCCGTCGCCCCGTTCCTCTTCCTGCATCTTATCGCGTATCACATAAAGATCTGCCAGTTTGGCATAATTGGGATAGCTGGATTCCTCATATTCCAGCCGCGCTATCTCCTTGCGGATCTCGGCTTTATCCAGCATATCATATCCCCCTTATGCCCGCTCGATCTGCTCCATGCAGCGGCGGATCGCGTCACGGGTTTTATCGTCGTCCGCGTCGCGCATCATATCCTCCAGCTGCGCGCGCATATGCTCGCGGGCATCAGCGCGGGTATAGCGGCCCATTGCGTCACGGCGGCGCCCACGGTATGAACTTCCGCGTCCATATGTGCCGCGCATATCCGCTTCCCATTCGCCGTCGCGGGAATATCCGCCGTCCTCAAGCATCTCGATCTTGTAGGTGTTCTTGATGGAACTGGTCAGCTTCTGGATCGCGTCCAGATCGCCCGCGGACATTTCGCGTTTGTCGGCGATTTCGTCAAGCTCTTTGCAGAGCATTTCGCGGAGATTCCTCAGATCATACATATCGCTTCCTCCTTTCATGCTACGCGCTCGACGATCATATTGCTATTTGCGAAATTGATCGCCTGGGCGCTGGTGTTCTTCGCCGCTACAGTCAGGCAGCAGCCGCGCGGGACTTCCACGAATGTGGAAACGAAGATGTTGAAATAGTTCTCAACAGCCGCAGGGGTTACGGCCGCTGTGGCGCTGCTCAGAGGTTCGCCGTTGATTGCAAACGCAGCGGTAATGGCACCTGCTGTTCCGCCTGTAGGGACGGCGATATTCGCGCCAAAGGATACGCGGAACTTTGCCTTGCATTGCTGCGTAAGCCCGCGCAGCGTAACGAGCCCGCTTCCTTCGCGATGTACGATGCACGGCTTTCCGCAAGCCGCCGTGGAGATCAGCGGGACGTTCTGCCCAGCGGCGACAGTTTGAATCCCGGATGATGTAAATTCAGCCATAAAATCATTCCTTTCATAAAAATACAGCGGCGGGACGATTGCCCCGCCGCGTTGCTGTCGAGTATCGGCAATGGGGGCCGACCATTTTCGTGAGGCCACGAAAAAGCTCTACGATGTAGAGTTGTTACGCGCAGTTGCCGCAGCCGTAGTTGTATCCGCCGTTATAGCCGTTGCATCCTGCGTACTGGTACGGGGCCGGGACCGCGAAGGACGGAACCGGACGCGGGTTATAATATGCAAGCTGCCCGCTCACGTAGTTACGCAGATCGAGCGTCTGTGCGTTCTGGCTTGCCGCGAGGTTCGAAACGAAGAGCTGCTGCGCCTGCTCGGCGATCTTGGCATCCTTTGCAGCCAGCTCCTGCGCCGTCAGACGCTGGTCGATGCTGCGGAAGCCGCAGTTCATCGCGTCGATGATGTCGCGCGTGGTGTTCTGCACGGTGTTGCGGGTGTCGCACGCCTGCGTCGCCATGTCGTAGCGAACCTGAGCAATTGCCGCACGGTTTTCGCAGCAGCAATTCTGCGACTGCATCTGCATCTGGAACAACTGCTGCATAAGCGCGGCCTGCTGGTTGCAGCGGGAAAGCTCAGCCTGCGAGAAGCCGCTGGTCACGGCCTGCGTTACATTCGCGAAGCCGTTGAGCATGCCAGTGTTCATGGCGTAGAAGCCATCACAGACACCGTTGTTTACGCTGTCAAGCTTGCGCTCGATGTTGGAGAAGTCAGAGGCCAGCACATAGCCGTCTACAACGCCGCCGGAATTTCTGCCGTTGTTGCCGAATCCGTTTCCATTGCCGCCCCAGCCGCAGAAAATGGCAAGGAACAGGATGATGATCCACCAGCCATTATCACCGCCGAAGCCGCCCCAGCCGCCACCTGTCATGCCGGTAGGCGCGACGGGCATTGTCATGGTCGGGGCGCCGTCATTCAAACTCATATTTTTCATTCCTTTCGTAGATTCAAAAGATTTATCTCAATCGTGGCCACGATTTTGATCGTTCAACTGTTCGGAATTCCCGAACTATTGCAGCAGTTGCCGGAATTGCCCCGCCACCTGCTGCAGCTGGTTCAGCTGCTGCTGCGAGATTTTCCCGCTTTGCACCAGCTTTTCAACCTCTGCTTTTGGATTCCCCTGAAAGCTGTTCTGGAATTGCCGGAACTGCTGTATCATGTTCTGGAACTGCCCCATCGGGCCGGGCATCTGGCCGCCGCCGAGGGCCTGAAACAGGGGGTTAGCCATCGCTTTCAGCCTCCTTTGTCTTTCTCACCGGTCTGGCGCTGGGTGCCGTCAGCTTGGCTACCAGCTCTTCAAACTCGCGGCGGGTCACATATTCCTCGCTCATGTCCTTTCGCGGCGCTGCGGGCGCTGGCGCGGCCTGCGCACGCTCTACAAGGTCGTAGGTCGTCATGGCCGGTTTCCCGCTCGCGTCAGCCTTTTTCACGTACACGACAGGCGCATTCATATCCCAGAGCGTAACGGCGTTGTTAGGCGCGACAATAAAGTCGTTCGCCGCCTGCTCGTTCGGAACCCAGATGATCGACTGATTCTGCGGCTGCTGGGGCTGCGGTTGGTAAGCCGGCATCTGCGGCGCGGGCTGATACTGCGGACGCATCTGCATCTGCGGCTCCTGCATCTGCGGCATGGGCGGCTGATTGTAAATCGGCTGCTGATACACATACGGCTGTTGTCCAAACATCATGTTTCCTCCTTTGCCCAATAAAACAGTGGAATTTCACTCCCAGAATCCCACGTGTCAAAATACGTCCCATCCTCCATGCACACAACGTGGCTTGATAACGCCAGCACATACACGCCGCGCGGATGATCTGCGCAGAAATCCGCGACGGTATAGCAGTCCGGGCACGTGTTCGGGATTACGTTCCGGGTAAAGCCCTGCTGCCGGAGGTAAGCGCTCCATACGCTGTTTGCGCTCGGCAGATCTCCCATGATGAGTCCTTGCAGGCACAATCCGATATACACCTCGTCCCAGCTCTTCCCGGTCGCCTTTGCGATGGCCCGGACGGTGCAGTCCCCGACTTTCAGCCCGGCGGGGTTTGGATTAAAATAAGAAAAGCCCATACCGAACACTCCTTTGATGTGTTCAGTATGGGCCTTTTTGCGGCTTCTTGTGCCTCAGTTGTGTATCAATTTGGTTCAAAATTTAAGCCCGCGGTTATTCCACGGGCTTAGTTTTTGTTATCGTTCGTTTACAGCCAGAATCTCCGCCGCCATCGCGATCACATACGGCGGGCAGGCGCGGTCGCCGAGGCACCAGTGCTGCACGGTACGCAGCGGAACGTTGAAATACTGCGCAAAGCCGGTCTGCGTCAGTCCGTATTTCTCGATTAGCTCCGGGATCGTGCAGTGCGTGCCGTCCCAGATCCCGCCGAGCAGCGCCAGCCGCTCCGCCGGAACCTCGGCGTCTTCGGAATCGCCCCAGATGCTGGACAGCGCCAGATCGGAGATATAGGCGTCGCGGTCGGTGTATGCGCCGGTTTCGGCGTAGAGGGCGGAGCGGATAAAGGGTGTGAGTTTCATTTTTCGATCCTCCTATACTGATGAATTTTGCTGCATGAGCGCGTCCCAACGCGCCCAGAGTTCGCGGTTGCAAGGTTCGCCGTGCAGCGAATCGAGAATATCAGCAACTTCTGCCGGGCTTTGATAGTACAGGACGCACGTTTCACCGGTCTGCGTGCGCCGAAATTGCAGTTTTTTCGGCCCTGCCGGAAAATGCGAGGATATTTGCGTTAAAAGCTCAGGCTGCCCGTAAACCCGCAGCCGTGGTGTCCTGATGGGCTTGCCACGTACCTTGTGCGGCCAGAGATCAAGGCAAGCTTGCAGCTCCACCACGCCGCGGCAAAATCCTTGCCAGTCCGTCACGTCGGCGAAGGACGGGAGAAGATGCACCTTCGCGGATTTCACAGTCCAAAAGTCTCTCTTTCCGTCTGCGCGGCGCTGGAGGTATGGCGCGGTTGGGAAAAGCTCCGCAACCGCGTCGATGTACCACCGATCAACACAGCGGACAAGGAACCTGCCGCAGGTATCAACGCCGAGCAGCATGAGGATCGCTTGCTGATAGCCGTTCAATCGTCCTCTTCCCCCAAATCTGCGCGAAGTTCATCGAACCATGCTTCTGTTTCCGCCCAACTGTGGGCCGCGTACTCTTCATATGTTTCGAAATCCCCGATAATGTATCGGATATTGGTAAGTCTGTAGATTTCGAATGTATGAATATCCGCGAAACGGGCCGCGATCTTATGCCCTTGCAGGTTCTTGTCGTAAGGTTCGTCTCCTACTGGAGCCATAACCTTCGCCAGAATTTCCGTTTGTTCCTCATACCATGCGTTGCGTTCTTCCTGCGTTGAAAACCGCATCGGTTCCTGTGCGCGGCCTGCGTCGCGCCCGGCCGCCATGATTCTGGTGATTTCCTCTACGTTCGTCATCTGTAGTTCCCTCCGTTTCAAATTCTATCGCCATAAACCTGAACGCGCTCCTGCACGTCTTCGGGGATGTTGTGCTCAACCTTGCCGAAGTACCACGCGGCAAGCATATTGCCGTCGCTGTCGTGGCTTTCCTTGTTCGCAAGCGCCAGAAGACGGTATGCATAATCGGAACGATGGTTGAAAATAATCTGGCCGTTCTCGTCGGTGACTTTGTAGAAGTATTTGTACTGTTTCATTTTTGTTTCCTCCCGGCTTTCGCCTTTCTTTATCTTATGGCCCTATTATACGCCCATTGGGCGCAAAAGTCAAGAGGAAAATGAAAAAATTTTTAAAAATAAGCGCCGATTTCTCGGCGCTTATCTCAGTTATACAGTTTGCTGGATGTCCGCTGCATCTCCCGCATGATCTCCGGCAGGCGGCGCTGTACCGTGGCTCGGCCCAGAAACAGCTCTGTTGCAACGTCTACCTGGGGAAGCTTATCCACAAAATAGAGCTGCGCAATCTTCTCATTTTCCCGGCCAAGATTGGCCTGATAGATCACAGCCTCCATATCCTTGCGGGTCAGCCTGCCCAGCTCTGGCGGCAGCTTGGCCCGCGCCTGCGGCGACATACGCCCCGCCTCCTTACTTATCCTTGTGATTCAGCACAGCGATATTGCCCTTGTTGCTCACTTCGAGATCCAGCGCGGCGGCGATATCGCGAACCTTGACGTAGTTCGTGCCGTTCTTCAGGATGCGCTCAACGGTGACTTCCTTTCCGTCGACGATGATCTTGCTCTTTTCTACCATTTCGGTTTCCTCCTCTGCATTTTTTCCATCTTCGAGGGCCATCACGGTATGGCCCGAGCTTACCAGTACGTCGCCGCGCAGGAGATTGGCGTCCGTCGTCAGATACTTGCTGTCGGCCAGCAATACAAAATCGCCCGTTGCGGGCCAATCGTGCAGCATGCAGTATGTCGTGCAGCTGTTGCCCTGCCGACGGTAGAGCGCTTCGACCGACGCGCAGCCTGCAGCCACGGCGCAGAGCATCATGAGCGCGGAGCAGTCCGTCTCCACAGGCTTTGCGATCCTGCTCACGTCCCACCCGACGGCTCTGGCTGCCTCATACGCCGTGTTCCTGTTGTCCATGTCGTAGCCGATGTTCCGGTTCTTAATGGCCGCCTCGCACGTCTGCGCGGCCCGCTCGGCCTTTTTGCGGCTCTTGTAGCGCAAGATTCCGAGCCAGCGGCCATTGTACCAGTTGGAGATATTCAGCTCCCGCCCGGTCTGGTTTCCGGGCTGCTGGTTGCGTCCTCCGGTTTCCCCAAGGCTTGCCTGTCCGATCTTGATACTCATGCCCGCTCACTCCCGTACAACTCGTGGTGCAGCTGCAGCACGGCGGCCTCGATCAGCTTATCGATCGTTTCCACATCAAATTGAATGCCCTTCTCGGCGAGGAAGTTCACAACATACGCTTTTTTCGCTGCGCCGTCCGTCGCGGTGTACAGCTGCTCCGCCGCCTTTACGCCGATCTCAACGTAAGTGCGGAGCGTTTGCAGCTTGTCCGCGTCGATCTTGGTTTTGAGCCACGGGATCAGAAATGCCGAGACGAGCGCGCTGATGAGCGCGATCACTGCCGAGATGATCTGTGTGTAGTCCATAAGTATGCTCCTTTCAATCTTTCAGCACGATCTCCGCGATGCGTGCTGCCGCTTCCGGGCCGTACTTTTCGGCCCATTTATCCATGTACTTCTGCGCGTACTTCGCGCGGTTCTCATTTTTGGCCTTCCAGAGGTAAAAACCGCTGGAGGCCGTTGTTTCAGCCAGCACCGCAAGCGTGATCTCCGTCAGGTCTGCGCCTGCCGCGCAGGCGATGATGAGCGCGAGGCTGACGAGCGCGCTGCAAATCAGCCACTTTTTACTAAACTCCATTGCTATGTCCGCACTGCGCCTCCAGCTGGTGCAAAAACTTTTTTACATCGCCGTTCCCGCCCAGCTTTACGTATTTCTGCCCGGCAATCAGCCGCTCAGCCATTGGCATTTCCTCTGACATGATGGTCAGCCGGAGGATCGCCAGATACTGCTCGTCCTGATGCTCCTGCATTTTCCCGAGCTTTTTGTCGATCTCGGCCAGGTGCGTCTCCTGCGTCGTGGCCTTGCCGCGCTTTTTCTGTATCGCGCTGACGATGGCATTGACTACCGCCGTCAGCGCGGACGAGCCAAGCGCGGCGCAGGCGAGGGTGACGATGATGGTTTTGGTGTCCATTTTTCTGTACCTTTCTTTTTTATTTGCCGGGCTAATCGTCCGCCATTTTGATGTAGGTGGTGGTATCGCTGGAATAGCTGATCGTCGGCAGCGTCGTGCCGCCGAGGGCGGCGTAGAGGGCCGGGTATGCAGTCTGATCGAAGGTTGAGCCATCGCACGCGTGCCACGGGGCGGAGAGGACGCGGACGGTTGTGAGGGTATCGCCGACGCGGTAGTTCGGTTCCGAAAGCTTCCCGAATGCCTCATTTACCATCGGGTTCGCCGGTGCGTCGCCCGCTCGCCAGATCTTTGCAGCGCTCTGTGCCGTCAGCAGGTTCCCGGCCGTGAGCGGCGTTCCGGCCTCCAGCGGCTCGTCCTCCGGGCGAAGCCATTCATACCGCAGAAGGCTTCCCGCCGCGTCATACACCCCATACCGGACAGCGCCGTTTGCGAGATCGTTTGTGCCGTTTCTATCCCGCATGGCTATTCCTCCAGCGCCTTGATATAGGCTTTGCTGCGACTATCGGGTGTAATGACAGGTATTTTCTTGTTGTCGTACGCAAAATCGTGGACACCATCCTGTACAATCGTGCCCTGAGACTTGTATGGCAGTCTTACGATGGTGCCTGCTGCAACAGGATAGTTACCAATGGCTTTAGGAAGTGAAGCCGAAAAATCCCATCCTTGCTCTATATTTTCTGCTACTTTAACCGTCGAATCGTACACCCCTACAACCTGATCGCTGCAGCTTATCGCATACTGTATTCTATCGCCTTCAGTTATCCTAGACGTCGATACGTCCAGTGTGCTTCCAACCGTTATTTTGCGGCGATAATATTCAGACCTGTTGAATGTGTAGTATAGGTATACATCGTTATTCACCTCAAAAAAGGCTTCATACTCAATAGAATCTGATGGTTTAAGTGTGTTCAGGTCTTTGTCAAGTCGTGATGCTGTAACACCTTGGCAGTATGAAAGCCACTCGTATGAGTCGTCGACATTAGAGCCGGAAGGACGTATAGTTACGACAAAAATGCCATTGCCTGCTGCCCGAACGAGAATCTTCCGCAGAGCAAACGCAGGGAGTTGCGACCCAGCAGTCCACGATGTTTCCGAGCTAGTTGCTGGTCTGGTTTTAGCTGTAAGCTGATCTGTATATCGAAATATGGCGATGGAGTCGTAAGCAACGTCCTCTCTATCTACTATAAAGAAGTAGCGGCCATCCCAATATATGTCTGCACGCGTACCTGTAAAGTCTTCTACCTGATCTGAATCATACCAGGCGAAGACCCCTGGGGAATCGATTTGAAATGCGTTAAATACCTCTCTTGCAAATAGAACACCCCAACTGTATTTTGTGCCTGATGTTGTAGCGCACAGTACTAACACGCTACATACATATTGATTATTGTAGTACTTTACAGCATTTGCTGCTACAATTCGAGAAGTAAGTGTGGTTGAGTCGGTCCAGAAGTTCTGCGGAATCGGCCATTCTACCCACGTTTCGCCGTCGTCCGACACCAGAATGTGTGCGGATGTCGCGTCCCGGTACGTGCGGAACCAATGTCCGTTTTCGTAGGAGATCGCGTCGCCGCCCGCTCCGACGTTTGTTGATACGGTCTTTTCCGTCCAAATCGCCGGGCTGTCCGGCGTCCGCAGGACGGCACAGAGGCTTGGATACTGTTCCTGCGATACAGTGCGCCCGTCGCACGGGAGCCATGCGTCGGACAGGTCTGTGCGGGCGGTGATAGCGATGTCGCCGACTTTGGCCGTACCCTCCGAAAGCTTGCCGAGCGCGTCGTTCACGGTCGGGTCGTCCGGCTTCTTCGAGCCGGGCCAGATCTTCGCGGCAGTGGTATCGGACAGGAGATTCGCCTTGTTGAGAGGCGTTCCCTCGACGGTGGGCGCGTCCTCGCGCTTGAGGTATTCGTAGTGGTTGAGCGTGCCGTCGGCGTTATACACGCCGTAGCGGATCGCGCCGTTGGATAAAACCTGTGTTGGCTGCCTATCTTTCATGTGAGTAATCCTCCTGCGGCGCACTCCGCCGCGCCGGTGTGGCGAAAAGATTTTGCAACGTTGACGATTAAGTCTTCGCAGAGTTTCAGGATGCGCTCGATGTTGTTTGCATCGGTGTAGGTCAGGCGGCCCAGCTCCGGCGCGTCCGGCGTTTCGGCAGGATACGCAAGCGCGTCCCGGATGGATTGCACCTGCTTGCGGTATGCCTCGGCCTGTGAGGCCGTTATAATGTCCGTTACGGCCCAATCGGTTTTAGCCGTCCACGCGATGCTCTTGCCGCAGATCGAGCTGAGGCGCGCCGCCAGATAGTTCAGGGCGGTTCCCACGCGATTGAGATCAGCGGCGTTGTACGCGCCCTTCATCCCCGCCAGCCATTCCGCCCGCTCGGCTGCCGTCATGGCCGCGAACCCCTTCGCCGCCAGCTCCCGCACCCGCTCCACGTCCGCCTGCGTCCGGTCGGTGACGAGGGTGACGATGATGGTTTTGGTGTCCATGGTTTCTCCCTTCTGCGTTATCAGATCGGCACGAAGGCCGCATCCGTCCACTTTGCCGTCGCGCCTGCCGTGCCCATCCAGACCTTGATCTCGCCGTTGTGCGTGTAGTAGGCGTTCTGGATGAGCGCCATCCCAGCCTCCCACGCAATGGGATTGTCCGCCGTGCCGAACTTCACGGTCTGCTCGATGTACTCCTGCCGGACGAGAATGTCGTTGACGTAGATGTTGCGCCAGTCGTAGCCCAGCTTGTCCGACTGGATGGTGGTGCTGTTGATGCCGCCTGCGGCCTGCACCAGCTTTCCGTCCTTGATGGCGGTTTTGAGTTTTTCCAATTTATCCTGCGTCATAGACTGCCTCCAGTTCTGCAAGCGCGGCTTCCGCCTCGGTCAGCGGGACGGCTGCGCCATGCTGCTCGTAGCTTCCGACCGGCTCCGTTCCTTTCATTGTGTGTCCCTTCGTCCGGTACACTGTATCGGTCAGTGTTCTGTATTCGTTTCCTTCCTCATCCGTCCGCGTGACGGCCTTTTGTGCGCAGAATCCCTCTGCTTCGTTCTCCCCGCACGGGACATAGCATCCGTTTAGATGCAGCTTGATTGGGATAACTCTGTCTGCGTATCCGGCGAACGCCCCTTCGCTTGTTATGATATACATGCTTCCCCTCCGATCTTTTCCGCGTATATTTGTTTCAGCCGACTTGTGCTTGCGGTTCGCAGCCGGTTTTTCCAGTACCCGTTTTCCTGCCCCGGCCATTTTTCATCCGTAAAGTCTTCGCCGCAGCCGTTTTTTTCATACCAGCGATAAAGGCGTTCAAGCATTTCTTGCCGCTCTGCCCCTTCCTGCGTGTTCTGCCTGAAATGCTCCCATCCGTTTTCACTGGAAACAGCGCATATCCGCCTGCCGTCCGCTGCAAACAGGAATCCTTCGATCTCCGATACCGCAGTTCCGTACCGGAGATTAAATTCTCCATCGATGCCATGCCCACGGAACCGCTTATACACGATATACTCCATGCGCTTTTCCCTCATACGCAAAAGCCGGGTGGGAAGCCGAAGGAAGCGCGCGCGGTGCGGTCTTCGACTGTCCCGTTGGTGTTCACATTCTCGAAACCGTCGGAGCTGCTCGCAAGCGGAGAACGGAGCCACCAACGAGCGGCGGCACTCGTTCCGTTGTGCTTGTACTTTACCTTGCTGTTTCCAGCGGAATAATAGGCGTACTGCGCTTGCTTACTCGCCTCGTTCGAGTTTGCTCTCGAAATGCTCCCGAAAACCTCAAACTCCGAGAGGAGGAAAAAGTAATCCTTTGTCGCCGTGACCGCACTCGCGGATGTGCTATTATTTCCCGTATTGTCCGTGTACTTGGTAACGGACTTTAGGACTGCACGGAGCGCCGCCGGAATGACTGCGATAATCGTTCCGGAATAGCTCGAGAGGCTTGTCCCGCAAATATTTGTACGCATTTGCGAGCTCGCCCATCCGCCGGAGTTCGTTGCACTACTGTTCATAGAGAAATAGCCGGTTGTCGAAACGGGCGAGGTATAGTAACTATCGCAGAAACACACGTCCGTACCGCCGGAGAGCGCGGTCTTTGCAAGTTGGAAATGGATACGGTTTTCCCCTTCTAGGCTCGCGTTATGGTTAAATCCAATAATGAACGCATATGTTGTGTAATTAGATAGTGTAAGATGTCCAACCGTGCCGTTTAGCGTTACAGCCTTTCGGTCACCGACGCTCCAATAGTTCGCGCCCTGTCCCGCGTCGGATATATCTTTTATTGTTTCCCAAGTATTTTTATTCAGTGTCGGATATACAAAATTAAGCGACACCGCGTAACTGTCCGTGATAGTTACGGCTTTTGTGTCAGATGTTTTCCCGTCCAGCGTCGCGGATACGCTCCATGTGCCGATCTCCGGAACGATAAGCGTACAAACTCCGGTACTGTCAGATGTTCCGCTGATCGTTTTGGAGCCGTTCGTCGCTGTGACGGTCGCACCCGCGGATACCGTTACGACCAGTTGCGGAACGATCCCGGTTTGAATTGCACGAACCGCGCTTGCAAAACCATCTGGGTAAGTCAGCGGGTCGGATGTTCCGCCTTTTTCTCTGATGGCATCGGCAACTGACGTTAGTTCTATATCGTTCGTTAAATATTCAGTTGCCATCAGAAGCTCCCTCCATTCGCGTTTGCGATCTCTACAGCCGCCCACGCACCGTTGGCCACCCGCAGAAATTTGCCGTTGTCAGAAGCCGTGACAGACGGCACTTCGCGAACCTTGACAGCTCCGGTCTTGCCGTTGACGGAGGTGACAGGGGCGGTTTTGAGGTAGTCCTTGCCCGCCACGGCCACCACCCACGCCGTCGGCTTGCCGCTTGCGTCGACCGCCTTGACCTTGATAAGGTCGCCGACCTTCGCCCCGGAGGCCAAAAGCACGTCCTGCTTGCCGCTCCATTCGGCTTTGTTTTCGCGCACGTCGCCGATGGCCTCGTCGATCTGCGCGCCGGTATACTGGCTGTTGTACGCCATGTGATCACTCCTTCATGCACAGGAAATCCTCGCCGTCAGCCGTTTTCATCGTCTGCGACTGCCCAAGCGGGATAAATCCGTAGTTGTCGTTCCAGCTGCCGTCCGCGCTTTGCGCGAACAGCGAAATTCTGTATTCTCCGTCTCCGGAAAGCAGGAAATCGTCGTATACCTCAAAGGTGCGCTGCGTGCCCGCCGGGGTCTGGGAGAAGGACGCGATCAAAGCGCCCTTCCCGCGGCCCCAATCCTCGCCGGACTTCGTCGCGCGGCACTCAAAAGCCGTATAGGCGATGTCCGACGAGAATGTGACGGTGATCGAGTCGAATCCCGAGACTGCCGATATCTTGTTTCCGGTAATGGAGAAGATCAACTCCGGCGCGGCCATTAGGCTGCGCTCCACGTCCCGGCGGCGTTCTTGACGAAGACCTTCACGATCTTCACGCCGTCGCCGGAAGACGCCGATTCGAGGTCTGCGCCCTTGACGGTGACGTTGATAGCGGTGTTCTTCTTGTAGCCGCCTGCCGTGCCGCTGACGTTCGTGGAGCCGCCCGTCGTCGGGATCTGCGTGCCCGCCGTGTGCAGGCTGCTCGTCGCCGGGACGACGCGGACGGTGTATTCCTCGAAGTCCACGTCGCAGACGAAGGAGAATGCAGCTGCGTCGTAGCCCGTTACCTTGGAAATGCGGCTCTTGTCGGGGCCGGTGATGGTCACGGCGGGGATCGAGGTGTTGAGCGTGATGGAGTCGCTGGCCGCAGTCGATTCGTTGCCGACGTCGTCGCGCACCTTTACATAGATCGTCTTCAGGCCGTCGCCGTCCGGGAGCGTAATGGATTTTGTTGCGGCGAACGTCTCCCACGACGCATCTGCTTCCTTTGCCGCCGCCTTTGTGCCCCAGATCTTCATCTGGTAGCCGGTCGTCGCGGCGTCGGTGACTGAGATCTTCGCGGTGACGGTCGCGCTGGTCGCGTACTGCGCGCCGTCGTTCAGGATCAGCGATAGGCCGGCAGGTGCCAGCGTATCAAGTGTCAGATTGAAAAAACTTGCCATCTGGATTTATCCCCTTTCTTCGCTTGTGAGTTCGATGTACAAAAAGCCGCCAGGCCTTTCGTAGATGGTTTCTGTGCCCAAGCGGGCGGATTTGATGCCCATGGAGCCGATGAACAGCTCCAGAATGCGTTTGATTCCAACTGCCAGCATGTTATCCCTCCAACAGATACAGTGTCCGCGCGTCCTTTTTGTCCAGCGCGTCATAGTCCGATTTTGTCAGCACGCGGATCTCATCGATCTGCGCCGATGCAATGCTTCCTCCGCCGGAGCCGCCGCCAGCACGCACGGAAACGTTAAAGGAAACGTCGATCGGATCGCGGTTCTTGAGTTCAAATTCAATGCCGCCCATCACAACACCGCCTTTGATAGCGCGTGCGCAACGTCGATCTGCTTGATCTCCGAGCCAATCACGTCACCGCTCTTGAATTTCACGCGCACCTGCATCTGGCAGAGCTTCGGGAGCCGAAAGGTCTCCTGCTGGGTGAGGGGAAACAGAAACTTTCCGTCCTCGTATCCGATCTCTCCCGGATAGCTCTTTTGCAGATAAAGCAGAGAAATTTCCACCTTTTCAACGCTTGCAACGTCCAGAGGCTGCCCTTTATTCTTGATGGTAACACTAAGGTTATACGAATCTCCCTGTACCAAATGCCGCACCTCCGTTCTATGTGCCGATAATCTTGCATTCTGCCGCCGCGATTCCGCTGAGGCGAATGTCCATACTGGTGATCGTTCCGGTGATCTTCGTGCCCCACGGCGTTGTCGTCCGCACATAATCGCCGGGGGCCTCTTTGTCCATGACGATGCGGACGCTGTGTGTCTGGCGACGCATATAGTAATCATAAATGTGCTGCGCAATGGCGGCTACGTTTTCGCTGTTTACCAACGTCGCATCGCGCACCTCAATGACGTTCGGCTTGGTCTGCGTGGTGGCGTTCGGATTGGCCTTGGACGTGACCGACGTCGTGTGATAGTAGGTCGTACCGCCGACCTCCACACTCTCTCCGCTTCCGGACGTCGAATAGTTGTGTGCCGTCACGCGGATCTCCGTGACCGCTGCCGCCGTTTCAACGCTGCCGCCCGTGTATGTCCGGTCAAGTGGGATCGTGGCAGGAGAGGCCGCTGTGAGCCTCCGGACGCGCACGCCGCGCGACGCGCTTGTGTCGATGGTCGCGCGCAGGGCAAAGACGATCTGCTGAAGCGCCTCGCGCTTGGTACAGTCCGGGATATAGCCCGTTACTGTCTCGTTCTCCAGCGCCGCGTCAAAATCCAGCGTGAAGTGCGTGCCAAGGATCGAGCTTATCAGCTCTTTTGCGTTTTTCTCGCTATAGATTGCCGCCGCAAAAGGCTCATCGTCCAGAATGCCGAGTGCATCCTGGCAGGAGACATCATAGAGCCGGGCGCTCGACCGGGACGAGCTCTTGATGTAAAAGACGCCGATCAGCTTTGCGCCGTCGTATGCGCTGACGGGCTGCTTCTCTTGGAAGATGAAATCGATATCGTCCGAATTGTCAAGCGTGAAATCCAGCGTGTTGATCTCCACATCGTCAGATATCACGCTGATCCCCTCCGTGACGTTGACGCTGCGCAGATCCTCCCGCTCGAATTCCCGGACGATGCCGAAGAAGATCTGTCTGAGTTTCGCGTACCGGTACGGCAGGCTCGTCTTTTTCAGCTCGATCACGAGTTTGCTGTATCCGGAGACAGGCTTTGCGCAGAAATACTTCTGGCCGTCCGGCGTGAAGTCCTGCGACGCGACGGTTGTCTCGCCGTTGTACCACGTCATGGTCAGGGCGCTGCAATAGTCGCCGGTGCCACCGTCAAAATAGAGGTAAATGCCGGAGCTTGCGAACGTGCCGTCCAGCGTGATGGTCAGCGTCGGGTTTGCGTCGAAGGTGCAGTCTGCTTTGCTCGGCTCGGTAGACCAGAAGGCCGCCCGCTCGGTCGTGAGGATCGGGCGGGAGCCGTCCAGCATCCACTGGTTCAGCTCGTTTGTTGCGACGATCACCGACTCTGTGCCATACGGCAGTTCCGGAAGGTCGGAGAAGGGCTGCGCAGCGGTGCTTGCAACGCTTGCCGCCGCTGCTGCGCCTACCGCTACGTCCTCATAGATCACGCGTACACTCATACCGGCGTCCTCTTGGGCTTCATGGCGACAAAATTGATCGTCAGATTGCCCCAATCATTGCGCCCGTCGTAGCTCCCGGTGAGCTCATCGTCGCCGTTTGCTACATAGGCGTCAAAGGTCATAGTCCCCTGCGCATATGGGACGGTCAGCACGTGGCTGTCGACCGGGGCAGAAATGCTCTCATAAAAATCATCGTATTCCTCCGGGTCTGACGATACAGGATCAATTTCAAGGCTGTAGTTGTAATACGTGCCGATAATATCACGGGTCATCGCGCCGGTCATAACGCGCCCGGCGTTGTCGCCGTCTAGGACGGAGAACGACCGCTTGCAGCTCACGACGTGAAGATTGAAATACGCCTTGCCGTCAAGGCTCAGTGCGCTTCTCATGTCTTCACCCCCGCAAGCTTCACGCCGACGCGCTGCGTCTCTTCGTTGTTCAGCTGATAGATCGTGCGGCCAAGCTCACGCCGGTCAAGCTGGAAGATAACCGTCATTTGTCTGCTTCCCGCTACGCCGGTCTCGTTCATGGCCTGCTTGAACGCCTGCACCATTGTGGCAAGCGGCGTTTCGATGTTCGTCCCGCTCTTCTGGTCTCCCAGCACAGCCATAAACTCCCGGTTCGGCGGGATGACCGCGCCGGAGGCTAGGCGGGGGAGTTGGACATTTCCCCAGCTTACATTCCCAATGTCTACGCCCGGAACCTTGTTCAGCAGCCTAATCGCCCCGTTCACAAGGCCGCCCAAACCGCCAAGCGCGCGATTGATCCCACTCTCGATTTCGGCAATCAGGCCGTTCATGGCGTTTTTCGCAAGATTGGCCCACCATTCGCCTGTGAATACAGGCGCAATGTTCTTCTTCCAGAAATCTTTGATTTTGCCCCAGCAATCTTTTACCTTGCTGACAATAAAATCCCAGTTCGGCGCAATAGCCGCAGCCAGGCTTACGCCGCCCGCTGCGAGAAGTCCAAGCCCGAGCGGAATTCCTGCACCTGTGAACAGGAGAACCGCGCCAAGCGCAAGGAGCGCGCCGCCAACGATTGCAGTAATTTTGCCAAGCGGCCCTTTCATTTTTTCCTGAATCGTATTCCAGTTGACAGCCGCCGTTGCTGCAAGTCCGATTGCGCCCGCAGCCATCAGCCCGATTCCAAGCGGAAGGCTTGCGCCTGTAAATGCAAGGATCGCACCGACCGCAAGCAGCGCCGCACTGACAATCGCGGTGACCTTCCCTATCGGCCCTTGCAGTTTTGTTTTGATCGTATCCCAGTTGATAGTTGCTGTTGCTGCAAGCCCTGCCGCTCCTGCAACCATCAGCCCGATACCGAGCGGCAGATTCGCACCGCTGAATGCGAGAATTGCGCCAAGCGCAAGCAATGCCGCGCCCACGATCGCTACAATATTTCCGACAGGGCCCCGCAGGGCCGCCGTGATCGTGTCCCAGTTAACAGCCGCTACCGCAGCGAGACCGACCGCCCCGGCCGCCATCAGCCCAATGCCGATAGGAATGTTTGCGCCGCTGAACGCTAAGATCGCGCCGACAACAAGCAGCGCCCCGCTTACGATTGCCGTAATGATTCCGATGGGCCCTTGCAGCGCTTCTGTAATTGAGCCCCAGTTTGCCGCCACAGTGGCCGCAAGGCCGACCGCACCGGCGATCATCAGTCCGAGGCCAAGCGGAATGTTTGCGCCAGAAAAGACAAGGATCGCGCCGATTGCAAGCAAGGCAGTACTTACAATCGCCGTGATAAGTCCGACTTGCCCTTGCAGGATTCCAGCGATTTCTCCCCAGTGATTGCTTACCGCGTCCCACACCGCCAGCGCGCCAACTGCCATAAGCGCTATTCCAAGCGGGATGTTCGCGCCGCTGAACGTGAGAATTGCGCCAAGCGCAAGCAATGCCGCGCCCACAAACAATTCTGTAATTGATGTCAGCTGATCCTTTATCATGGCGCTGAAATCGGGTGCTATTGTATCGGATCCGATTCCGCCACCCGCTCCTGCGCCGCCGCTGCTTCCGGAATCATTCGAAAGCTGGTTGATTTCGTCAAACGACGCCATGCTTTTCCCTGCTTTTTTTGCTGCGTCTCCCACATCGGAGATTGCTTCCGCCTCGTCTCCATATGCCGCAGCGGCTTCCGCCGCAGATTTCGGGAAAGACGTTCCGAACAGCTTAGAAACCAGTGTTGCAAGCGCGTTTACAATTCGAGTCAGCACGTTCACAAGAAGGATAAAAGCAGGAATAACCACCTTCATGATTGGCTGCGCAAGCGTGAGCAGAGCGCCCTTCAGCCTGGCAACTGCCGCGCGCGCTTCGTCGCTTTTCTTGATCGTCTCGCTAAGCCAGCTGCGCAGCTGGGAAAGGCCGCGGGACAGGACGGTAAAGATCAGCGCGCTCCTTAGTACCCCGCTTAATCTTCTTCCGAATTTGTTCATGCTCTTTTCGACGCTCGCCGATACCTCCGCCATTTTAGCCGAGGCTCCGCTGGCGTTCGTGATCTGCTGCACCAGCTCACCGGCTTTGGTCTTTGCAGCGTCAAGCGCATCGGTCTGGGTTATCACCTTGTCGGTGATCTTTGCATATTGACTCCCGAGCTTTTCCGCCGTTTTGTTTTGCTGCACCAGCAGCTGTTCCTGCTCTTTGATCTGCGCAGCAACCTCCGCCTGTCGAGAATAAGCGTCTATGTACTCAGCTGGATTAGCCGAAGTGTTTCCGGACGTGATGCCCTTTAGGCGGTCAGCCTCCGAGCGGAGCGATTTCAGCGCGTCTTCCGTCTGCTTTGCGGACTGAAGCGCAGCGTCCAGCTCCTTTTTAAGCCCGTTCTGCGTTCCGGTATCCTCGTTTAGCTTGGCTTCCATCTTGTCGATTTTCGCAGACAGCGTATCAAGCTCCTTCTGTGCCTTTTTCGCGTCCGCGTCGACGGCGATCACAATTTTTCCATCCGCCATATTTTCACCACCTTTTCGGTTGATTTTTGTTATTATTTGTGTTATCTTCCAAGTAAGGAGGGAAGAAATATGAGTGATTGCATTATCCAAATCAGCCGGGACAATTCTTTTTACGGTTCTGGCCTGACCGTCGGCGTTGCATTGGATGGCTGTGATGTCGGCACGCTGAAAAACGGTGAAGAACTTCGAGCTGTGGCCGCTCCGGGCCAGCACGAACTTTCTTTTTACCGGTATCGCCGTCTGGATAAAACCATATCCTTTACCATTGCCGAAGGGCAACAGAATGCGTTTTTTACCATCAAGATTAACGCCTCGAACCGCGTTGACGTTGTTGGCGGGCTAAAAACCAAAAAGCAGGCGAAACGCCCCAGCGGCTGCCTGACGGCTTTAATCGTATTCCTCTGTCTTTTCGTCTTTATTGGCGCGGCCTTTGCTTCCTGCGGATCGTCCTCCAAGCCGGAAAAGGTCGGAACCTCAGTTTCTTCTTCGCAGCAGCCGCCGCAGCAATCCGATTCCGGGCCTGAAACATTTGGCGTTGGGGATCAGGTCGTTCTAGACGGCGTGGCGGTCACGTTGCTCAGTGTTACCGAGAATTCCGGCCAAAATTACGTCTCGCCGGATGATGGAAAGGTCTTTGTTCTGTGCGAATTCGAGATCGAAAACAATTCATCCCACGATATTGCGTCCAGCACCATGCTTTCATTCGAAAGCTACATTGATGGCTATACAACCAGCCTCAGCCTCACCGCGATGATGAGTTCCGACGAGCCGCAGCTTGACGGCACGATTGCCGCCGGGAAGAAAATGAAAGGTGTCGTCGGATATGAAGCGCCGCAGGATTGGAGTGAGATCGAGATTCGATTCTCTCCAAGCTTCTGGGGTAGCGAAATCGTTTTCGAGTATAAAAAATAAGTTTTTCCTGCTGCCGCCCCTTAACCGGGGCGGCTGTTTTTTGTCCCGACTCCCCATACGGCAAGCAGGTCGGCTTCGGCCTCCGAGTATGTTGTCTTCAGATCGACGATATCCCGGTTGCGCCGGTAGAAATCCCTCTCCTGTTTGTCGAGGCTCTTCCCTCTGGCCTTTTTATCGCGGATAGAAACCACCTGTGCATACAGGCAATCTCCGATTTCTTGATAGTACGATAGAAACGAATACCAATGCAGGTATTCCAGCGCCCTGACCTCGCAGCCCGCGATTCGGTTGATAGGCGCAATATAGAGATCAAAGTCCTGCGCCCATGACATGATCTCTGGCTGCTTTCTCTTCTCTCGATTCTCCTGCCCGTGGTCGATGAAGCGGAAGCACTGGTTCAGGGCTTCCTGATAGTCGCTGACGGGCATTTCTTCGAAGTCGGGATAGAAGATGGTCAGCGCCGCTTCCGCCTTATCCCGCTCGTTCAGTTCCCTGTCTGTCAGGGCTACGAGGATATCGAGGATTGCGCGGTAATCAGATTGGATCGCGTATTCTGTTCCGTCGACCTCAACAGAGGTCGGCAGGGAATAGATCACTTTCCCCATCTATCAATATATTTCGCGAACAGGGGGCCTGCGCGTTTTCCATCTATCTGTATATTTCGCAATCCTCGGGTTGGTCTTCTTCTGCTCTGCCGCGAAGCTCGTGTCGATCTGATCGATCACGGCCAGCATGAGGTTGCACCATACTGGCAGGCCGTCGGCCAGCGCGTAGACGTTCATAGTGCCGAACAGGTCTGCGCAGACAGGCTTGGCAAACAGGCCGTCGATCATGTCCCGCATTTCCGCGTCGCGGCGGCGGGCAATGGCGAAAATCTCCTTCTTGTCCGCGCAGTGGTCGACTTCGGCCTTATACGCCTCCTGCTTCCTGTCCAGCTCGTCAAAGGTGTTGAAGATCTGTTCGACAAATGCGCTGTCGGTCGGGTTGAAGGAAACTTCCGCCGCGTCGTTCAGCTTGAACGATACGATACCGGTTTCAAATTTGATTTCAGGCATTGCGATTCCTCCTTACGCTGCGTCTGGCGTGAAGGTAATAGCCCCGTTGGCGCCAACCGCCGCCGTGCCGGTCGTGCGTTTGCCGCCGAGCGTCACGTCGATGGGCATACCTACCGAGCCGCCGCCCTCGCCGCCGAGGCTGGACGGCTTGACCATAGACGCGTCGTAGCGCTCCGCGAAGACTGCCGTCTTGGCCGTTCCTGCATAATGATGGACGATCAGCACGTCCTGATTCGCCAGCGCAGCTGCGTTCTGCTGCTTGACCGCCAGATCCCAGATCTTCTTCAACGCCGCATCGCCCGCGTCAAGGTCGCACGGGTCAAAGCTCTGCGTGATAATCGGTTTCTTCATGGTGGTTCTGGTCGTTCCAAGGATATCCTTGCTGGAATCCTCCTGCCAGTCATACTCCATGCTGGAGTCTGTGACGCGAGTGCCGAACGGCGCCCAGGCGGGCGTTGAGGACTCGCCGGTGTTCAGATATGCAATCAGCAGCTCCCGGTCGATGGTCTGACCGGCCGTGGTATTAAAAGTAACTTCTGCCATAGTTAAATCACCTCATATGTCAGTTTCATTAGAATTTGATGATCCTCTGTGCCGTCCTCATACCGGGCGAACAGGGCCGAGCGGCTGACAGCTTCCATGCGCCGGACGCGCATCCCGTCGCCCAAATCCGGCGGGTTCTGCATGGCCCAATCCCCGAAGCGGTTCAGCATGGCGTCGCATTTCAGGCGCTTGTCGTTGCTGTTTCCGGGCTTGATGCGGGCGATGATCTTGAATTGATATTCCGCCTCGTGCCCTCCGAGGATGAATTTTCGTGTGATGTACGCGCCCTGAATGGTGGACAGGGCCATACTCGCCGAGTCGGCGGCGAGGAATTCATAATTAATCGTTGCGGCCGGTATGTCGTCGTCCGAGAAGGAATTTGCCCAGATCATCATCTTTCGGGAGATATCCTGTTCTTCCTCCGCAGATACCAGCCTTTTTTGCTTTTCAGCGTCCATTCTTCACCGCCTTGTCCGCTACACGAAGCCATTTATCAAGATTTTCAGCCTTTGACGCCTCGAACCAATGCGATTGCGCCTGATTGTGTCCTGACGTGTTGAACACAAGATTTTTGTCGGTCAGTACCTTTGTCCCGCCTTTCGGCGCGTAGGTGCTTCCGGTCTCCGGGTCTACCATGACTTTCCCGTAGTACAGGAACCTTGCGTATGGGCCGGGATAGATGATCGCATTCCCTTCCACCTGTGTTCTGCGGTCGAGGGAACCGGTCAAGAATGGCACATACGGGGCTGTGTCCTTTCTTGCCTGAAGCGCGACAATATGCTCCGCTTTGGTACACGCCTGCGCGATTGCCTCATGCAATTCATCAAAGCCGTCTGCCTTTACGCTGAATTTCAGCATATTAGGCCCCTCCGACTTCGAAGTGTCTCATGTCCTGGCTTCCGAAGTCCTTCATATCGACCTTTGTGACCTTGTAAACGTCGTCATAGAGCATTTCAAGCGCCTGCTCGGTCTTGTCCGGCTCCACGACTTCACCCTTGATAAAGAATGTCGTTCCGCCGTTGCCGTCCGTGGAGAGCGTCCAGATTCCGCTTTTATCAGTTGCACGCCAGAATTCTTGCGGGCCGACGTAGCGCTTTTCTGCGCCCGTCACGCCGTCTACAGCAACCGTAGAGAACGGAATGTACAGATTCACCGCATCCGCGCCCTCAAGCCCGCTCTGGCGGACGTTGGCCGCCTTGGAGGCTTCCAGCAGAACGCCGCGCAGGACGGTGATGTAGGTTTTCTCCACGTCCTTGAATGTCGCCGGGTCTGTCTCCTGCGAGACGTTGTAGATGGTTACGGTGTGGGGGAACATGGACACGGCCCATACCCCCTCGCTTTGAGTAATCCGGTCGGCCCGAGGTACGCCAGCACGATCTCACGGCGGCGCGTCTCTGTCCGCTGTATATCTGCCTGGGACAGATTTCGTGAACCAAAGCTTCGCGACCAGCCGCCGACCGTCTCGCTTGATACGGGCCTGTCGGTCGTGTAGACGAGACCGTCCAGCTTCCCAGCGTCCTGCTCCAGCTCGGCCAGCGCACAGACGCAGTTCTGGACGGCTTCGAGCTTGTCCCCGGCGGCGGAGCGCGCGCGGTTCATGGTGATGTAGTCTACGTAAGCCGATGCCTTGCGGGCGAGGCCGCAAAATTGCTCTTCATCCAGCGCCGTCCCGCGGTACACAGTCGCGTAATACTCATAATCAGCGTAGATCATGCTGCGCCCTCCTTCCGGTCAGCCTCCGCGCCCGTCATGCAGGCGCGGAGGCTCGATTTTACTTGCTGACGTCCGCGCCGATGAACAGGCCGTAAGGATCGGGCACTACCGGGATAAACAGGCCGCTTGCCTTTGTCCAGGTGGTCTTCGGGTCAGGCGTTTCCCACTGGGTGATCGTGATATACTGCTGCGCGCTCTTGTCGGTGTACGGGCCATAGCCCTTTTCTTCCGGCGTCACGCCCCACAGGCCAACGCCGAAGGAATTGGCCGTGCCGTTGGACAGGAACGCAACCTTGTCCTCCGGGAAGAATCGATGCGTCTTTTCCGCGCCGTTTGCGGCCTGCGCCTTATAGCGCTGGTCGTTGGTCGTGATCTGGCCGAAGCCGAACAGCTCGGTAAAGAGGCTGCGCAGCTTCTCGGTGGTGACGTATGTACCAGCGCCGACCGTACCGTATACGAGGGTCTGAATGCCCTTGTTGGACGCGAGTTTGCGCAGGATCTTCGTACCGACGACCATTTCGCTCAGGGCGTGGCCGGAGGCCGCCGCCTGATCCGCGATGGCCTGAAGCTGGCCGACGATATCAGCATCTGCGCCGAAGTCGATCTTGAAGCCGGTGTTTGCGGACGGAACGCCGTAATCGACGGTCATGTTGAGATTGTTTTCCTTGATGGTCATCTTGCCGGTCGCGATGACTTCCATCTTTGCAACTTCGGTTCTGACCTTGACCGCATCGGCCATCAGGCGCATATCGTCGAAGACATAGCTCACGATTGCGTTGTCGGCATATACGCCGTTTTCGTTGAGCAGCTGCACCCGCTCGGACTGGTTGATCTTGCGCTTGATAAACAGCTTCTCAACCTCGGTCTTTTCGAGCGCGGGGCGCGTGGCGATCTCTGCCTCGGTGTCAAAGGCGTGGACGGTCGCCATCGTGGGGATCTGCGCGCCATTTGCAAGGCGCAGGTACTCTGCTTTCAGGCTTTCGGTTTTCTGATCCGGGAACAGCCGGTCTCCGAGGTAGGCCGGGCGCGCGACGGAAATGTTCTGCGAGAAATCCAGACGGTCAGCGTCGGAAATCAGTTCAAGAATGTCAGGCATGGTGTTTTTCCTCCTTCTTTAGGCCGTAGTCCACACGGGGTACAGGGTCACATTGCCGGTCATTTCGACCTTGGAAACAGCTTCGCCGCCCTTAGACGTGCTCCAGCCGGTCTGGGTGTTGCCGCTCTTGGTCAGCGGGTATTCGGTCGAGACGTCAGCATAGGAACCCTCCGTATAGACGTTCTCGTCGACGGGCGGCGTGCCGGTGCCGTCGTTTTTGTCGTAAGTCACGGTATAGCCGCGTGTGATCTCCGGCGCGTCAACGAACGCGAATCCCTTGCCGGAAAGCGCGGTCTTGGCTGCGGTAGCCAGCGACAGGCGGTCTGCCAGCACACGGCCCGCGACCATCACGGAGCCGGGCATATTGCCGTCCGTCACATCGATATCCTCAAACACGATGCCGACGGCGTTCGAGTTGTCGGACGGAAACGGCGTACCGGCCTTGACGATCTTGTATTTGCCGTCCTGTACGCCCATCGACGCGGGGATCTCGCGGGTTTTCAGAACGAGGCCGACTTCGCTTTCGAGGAAGTTCGGTCTGACTTCTGCTTTTGTGTTTACAACGATAGACATTTTTCAAATCACTCCTTGTTTGGTGTCTGCGCAAACTGCGCGTTGAACTGCTGCGCGTACATTGCGCCCTTGCTCTTTGCCGCCGGTGCGCCGCCCTGGCCGACAGGCTTGACGAATGTAGGCGCGGGCTTGTCGGACTGGAACGCGGTCGGGTCTGCTTCGAGCTGGGCCTTGTGCCACTCGTCGAAGCCAGTCAGCTCGCCGTCCTTCAGTTCAAGGTGCTTTTCCTTGAGGTCGGCAAGGTAGGCTTTCTCGGCGGCCTTGGAGGAAAACTTGACGCCCTTTGCCGTGATCGCGCGGTTCATAGCGTCGGCGTAGTCCCGGCTTGCCAGCTGCGCCTTGTAATCCTCGGTTTCCTTGGTGTACCGGCCCTGAAGGTCTTCGAGCTGCTTGCGGACGCTCTCGGCGTCCCCGCTGGACTTCCGCAGGTCTTCGATGTCCTTGTCGCGGTCGGCCAGCTGCTGCCGGGCGGCGTTCAGGTCTTCCTTGGCCTGATCCGCTTTTTGCTTCTCCCGGCCGATGTCGCGGCTGTTCTCGTCAAGGATCTTGTCGACGGTATCCTTATCGAGCCCCAGTCCTTCCAAAAAATCTCGCTTCATGGGTTCTCCTTCACAGCTTCGCTTTGTTCTCGCGGGTCGCGTCCGCTGCTGCCCCGTAGTTTAGCGACTTCGGGCCGGTCAAGATTTGATAAAACAAAAAGAGCCAACCTGTAAGAAATCCTTACAGGTTGGCTCATCGTGCCATTCCGCGCGCTCGATTGCGCTGCGGTATCTGTATTATTTTTTCAGCTCTTCCGCCTTGATGATCTGCGCCTTGACTGTCCCATCCTTCATGCGTTTCAGTTGGACGCGGAATCCGGCGGCAAGCGCCCGCTCGATGGCGGCTTTCAGTTTTTCGTCGATCATACGGCGTTCCTCACGGGATCAGGTCTACAATGCCCTTCGCGGCATTATAGATCCGCTTCATGATCGCGTTCTCCTGCAAGTATTCAAGCCCCTGCAGCGTGATCTGAATCCGGCGCTCATTCCTCAGGTGCATTTCGCCCGTGACGTCGGTATAAAGCTCCGCGCCCTTGATAAGCCCCGCGTCCTGAAGCATTTCCAGATACCTGTAGAGACGTTCTCCGGACACCTGCATGGAGTCCAGGCCGAAGCTCTCCACGCTGAACGCCGGAAGATCCATCGCGCGTTCCAGCGCAGACAGCATTTTATAAATCGCTTTGAAGTTGTCCATTTGAATTTCCCCCCTTGCATTTTTTGTGAGAGTGTGGTATAGAATAGATAAGAGCCGGTCGCTGTCCACGACCCCTTCCCAGAAGGGCGAGATGGTGTGTCGGCTTCTTTTTTTATTTTCTTTTTACGATTCTCTGCACTTTTCCATTTCGGATTTCAATGATCTCATCAACCCACTCAGTATCCTTTCTGGCAAATATTTTTTCAATTTGCGCATCTATTGTTTTTTCGTCAAGCTTGGTCTTGGTGACATCCAGAATAAACCGCTGCCCCTGCTTGGCTGCCTTTTTCACACGATTGAAAATCGTATTTCCCCCGGCTTTTTCTCCGAGCGTTTTCAGGTCATACGCTTCCCCTCGGAAAATATAGTCCGGTGTGGACACCCCCTGCGGATTATTGACACGCGGAACTAGCCCAATTTCGCCGCCGAATTCCTTTTCAAGGAGTCCGGCAATTTCTTTTTCGTGCTCTGTGTGGTCAAGCACGACATTATGCCCGTCGACCTTGTATGTAACGCCGTTTGCAGTATACTCCTGCAAGTCCTGTACAGTGTGGCTGTTCGGAGTGGCCTCCGCGCGCCACTTTTCCGTTACGTCGGTGTATCTCGGCTGAAAGCCGGCGCTTTCTGCTGGTTCTGTGTTGGTCGGAGGTTCCACCCGCTCAACCGTTTTCGCTTTGCTGGCCGCAGCCTCGGATTTTGCGTCTGTATACAGAACCCTTGTCCGCTCCGGCTGCTCTGGCAGTCCTGCTGCCTTGCTGAAATCATGGTATTTCGTGTTCAGGCGGCGCAGCTTGGCTGCTGCGGCGGTCTCCTTGTCCTTTTGTCCGGATGCTTTATAGGCGTTTTTCAAACGCTTCTGTTTGCGAATCGACCGTTCGAGCCGTCTTTGCATTTGGGTCGCTTCGTACGCGGTATATTTCTTCCCGTCAAACTCGCAGCCGAGACCATCATCAATGTGTTCCAGCTGCTCCTCGGAATAGGTTGGCTCCATGACGCCCGGGATATAGGCGTGCTTATAGTGTCGGCAATTTGCGCCGGTCAGGCCGTCTACATAGCCGTAGCCTGTCGTTTCCACAAAATCTTTGTACTGTCCAAGCGGGTCAGGCTCCCCGTTCTCGCTTTTGTAATAAATGCGCCCCTGCCAATCCTTGTGGCTCGACCACGGGGACGGGCCGGGCTTGTCTCGTGCGCCGGAGTGGGCTGTGATCTCAAAATACCGGGTATCCAGATATTCCGCCGACTGGTCGGAATACTTGTCGCAGATTTGCGCCACGCCCGTCATAACGGCCCGGCGGGCGGCCACGTCGATTTGATCTGTGTGTCCGCTCTCATAGTCTACGACTTTGATTCCGCTTTCTGCCAGCTGCTTGACGGCGTTGGCAATCGCCTGATTATAGCTGATCGCCCCGCTCTGAATTTGCAGCGTTGACGAATTTAGGGCCCACTGATATGCTTGCGCAGGCGGAAGCATTCTCTGGCCATTGTCCACTAAAAACCCCAAAGATTGCGTCAGATTTCGGAATTCTCCGAGCGTCTGCCTGCGGATCGCGTCGATATCGGAGGCGTCTACCAGCCGGTCAGGCTTCGTCACATCGGCCAGCGTAATAAGGTCGTTGTAATATCGCCGGTTGCGCTCCACAACATCGTCGAGCAGCTTGTTCAGTTTTTCTTCGCTGACGTCCGCTGTCTTCTGGATGGCCCTTTTGATCTTCTTGAGATCAATGCCGTGCGACCGCAGCGCCCGGATATCCTGAACCGTTACTTCGTTGAGCTGATCGGCAATTTTAAGCCGGGAACAGACTTCATCCAGCAGCGTATCTTCCAGCGCACGGAACAGCTCCGCGAGTTCTTCCGGGAGGGCGTCGAGCAGCTCCGGACTGAACGGATACTTGACCTTTCTCATTCGACCTCAGCCGGGGCATTTGCATCTGTCATGTCCTGCGCCCTCGGCAGCATTGCCTTTGCAGTCGCTTCGTCCTCGCCGTACCATTTTGCGCGGTATTCCCAGTGGTTCATAATTCCATCAGCGAGGTCAAGCCGGTCGTTTGCCCGCTCTTGTTCCTTCTTCTCAGCGTCGTCAAGGATGGAATCGCCCCAACTGTAATCGGCGTTGTACGTCCCGGCAGGCGTGAGGTTATAGAGTGTTGCATATGTATCGAGCGCATAGAGCAGGCTGTCAAACGTGTGCTCAAGCGCCGTCTGGATGCTGTCGATCAGCACATATTTGCGCTGCTTGCTGTTGCGGATCTCCGTCGCCGTCTTCTCGATGGTCTGCGGGTCGGAAATATCTCCATAAGCCAATCCGACGTTGAACTCGATACGGCGAAGCGTATTCTGGAAACCTCGGTAGATTGCTTCGTCGCGGATCTGCGGCTCGATGTACTGAAAGAATTCTCCGCTAGGGGAGAACGGTCCCAGTTCAAACATACGCTTGTTGAACATATCCGCAGTCGAACTCGTGCCATCCATCAGGACTTTGCGCTCGCTGGAGCGATATTCCCAGCGCAGGCGCTCCCACTGCTCATCGGCCTGCTTGATCAGCTGCACAGTAGCCGCGTCTCCGTAGACGGACATTCCGCAGGGGCTGTTTGCGTCCGTTGTGTTGGCCGCAGGCGGGCGGAAGTACGCGAAGAGCGGCCCGCTCATATTCTGGATCGTGATTTCCGGCTGAATGTCCGCCCATTCCGGGACGGCATTCAGGGGTGCTTCCGCGCCGACCGTGCCGGAGGCGTCGCTGTAATATGCTTTATTGCGGATCGTATAGGTCGTGCCGTCCAGCTCGTGCGATTCGAGGCGGATATAATACTTCCCGCCCACTTTCGCGGGCTTGTCCCGGAAGACGCCTCCGATGCAGCGCCCGGCAGGATCAAATTTCGTCGGCTGGAACGCCGCCGCGCCGGTCACGTCGACCAGCAGCTGCTCACCGTAGATATACGGCTTAAATGCCACGCCGCCGAGCGCAAGCCCCAGTTCTAAGGCGCTGTGAAAATTCTCTTCCGCCCGCTCAAAGCAGTCTTTCAGATAATCCGCACGGGCGCTGCCGGTGATGTTAGCCGTCAGCTCGGCCAGCGTCGGTCGCGCGATCTCCCGGCAGATCGCCGCCGGAAGCCCGACAGCAATGACATCGCACGTCTGCCAGGGTGGATTTCCAATAAACATCGCGTACCAGAGGCTTATATTCTGCTCCATCTTCGGGCTGACTGCCGGAGATACGCCGAATTCCCGCTCGGCAACCGCCTGCGGGAAAAGCATATTCCGGAACCACCCTCGAATGTTTGTCAAAAGGCTCATTTCTTGATTTCTCTCCTCAAAACGGTCATACAGAAATAGCGAATCGCGTCCATGCAATGGTCGTTTTCTTTTATCACGCGGTCTTCTCCTGCGTCCTTGTCCCAGCTATAAAGGCCAAATTCTCGAAACGCATTTTTGCAGCTCTCGTGAAATTTGATGATTCCGCTTTTGATGCAGGCCCCCGTGAATCGAATGCCGTCCAGCACGGCGTTGTTTGCTTTCCATACAGAAAACTTTCCGTGCCGCCGGATGCACTCGGCAAAGGACGCTGCCGATGGGTCGAGCACGACACGCTCAATGCGGTATCCGTCCGCGAATGCCTCTAAGTCCTGATAATATTCCTCATCGGTCTTCTGCCGCCCGCTCTCGCGTCCGCTGTGGTAATATTCCTTCTCCATGACGGCCCTGCCGCCATATTCCCGCCACAATGTAAAGACGGTAGGGTTCTGTGTGCCGTAGTCCGATGAGATCCAGTACCGCCCCGGCCCGCCCCGCTCACTTGCGACGTTGCGTTCGCGGTCGAACATCGGGTATACGAGGCCTTCGGCTATACACCGTGCGCCAAGGATATCTCTCCTGTACCAGATACTGTTTACGTCATACTGGCTTTCAATCTCCGCAAGCCGCGCATCCGTAATTGTTGCGTTGTCGCGGATGGTGAAATGCTGGTAGTTGTACTGCCCGCCGAGCCGTTCCGGGAATCTATCGATGTAGTTTTGATAGATCCAGTGCCCAGGCGAGGACGGGTTTAAATCCCAGAACACACGGCGCAGCCTTGCGGCAAGCTGTCGGTTGAACGCCTCTTTTATCGTGTCCTCATGGTGCAGGTTGATCTCGGTCGCAATCCACATCCCGTAGGAGTTGCCGCGTATTTTTTTAAAGCTGTCCGCTTTCGCTCCGCCCGCAAAAATAACTACATAATCCCGCCCACAGGATTTAATTACAAGAGCCTCGTTTCCCTTATACTTCGTCCATCTGCACCGACCGCGAAATAGATATTCAAGCCCGAATCCGTTCGCGTCTCCAATGTTCAGCTTAGCGTTCGCCGCTGTGGAGCCGGTCGCCAAATGGATTCTATCAGGCGTGCCTTTGTTTATCATCGTTGCAAAGGCGGCTATATTGTCGATGGTTTTTCCCGCTCGAACAGCACCTTCTGCAACAGAAATAATGCAGCGCGTTGCATTTCTAATATATTCCTTATGCTTATCCCCGAACGCTGGGTGGATTGTCGAACTTTTCATTCGATACCCGCTTCTTTCAGATAAGCGTCCGTATCCTCCACGTCAATCGATTCTTCTGGCTCATCACGCTGCTCTAAGTATTGCTTCCCGAGCCAAATAGCCATGCTCGCGTTCTTTTCCGCAAGCCGCCACTGGCTCCGGCGCAGTGAAATTTTCCCCGCTCCTCGCTTTTGCTTAAATACCTCGGAAAAACTGGCATGATAGGTGCGTTTACACCAACTATCCAGTGTTTTATCAGTCACACCAAACCAACCGCAGATTTCCTCAAGCGTGCATTGCAGGCCGCATAAGTTCTCAAACTGTTTTTGATCTATTTCCTTTCTTGGCCTTGCCATACGCGCCCTCCTTTCTCTGCTGGCGTTTGATAAACTTCTCCATGTCCCGCTTCAAATACGGGCTGCTGGTTTTGGCTATAATCGCCCGTGCTTCTTCAATCGTCATTCAGCAACACCGCTTTCTTCCCCGTAAACTTCTCCCAACGGTCAACAATGACATCGGCATACTTTGGGTCAACTTCCATGCAGTACGCGTGTCTTCCGTTCTGCTCCGCTGCCATGATCGTTGTGCCGGAGCCAGCAAACAGGTCGAGCACATTCTCTCCCAGCTTGCTGGAACACTGCATCTGGTAGTCAAACAACTTAATCGGCTTCATGGTTGGATGCTCAGCAGATTTGACAGGCTTATCGAAATTCAGCACAGTTGTCTGTCTGCGGTTCTTGAAGAAATAATGCTTCTTCCCTTCCGTCCATCCGTAAAGGCAAGGCTCATGCGCGTCCTCTTCAATCTCGCTCTCACCATACAGGCAAGGCTCATGTTCCCACTGGAAATCCTGTCTCCCCATTACGAGGGAATTCTTCACCCAAATCAGGCACTGCCGGACGCGCAGCATCGAATCTTTACACGCACCACGAAAGTTATACCCTTCACTGTCTGCGTGCCAGATATAAAACGGTGCACCAGGCTTCATCACCATCGCCGCGTTAGAAAACGCATCGGTCAGGAATCTCCTAAACGCCGTGTCTTCCATGTTGTCGTTCTTGATTTTACCGGCGGTGCCCTGATAGTCCACATTGTACGGAGGATCGGTGAGAAGAAGATCGATTTGTGCCCCCCCCACAAGCTTTTGTACATCAGTCAGAGATGTACTGTCTCCGCACATCAAGCGATGGTCTCCAAGCTGGTACACATCACCCAGCTTGCTCTTCGGCTCCGCCGGAATGACAGGTTCATAATCATCCTCGACAACGGAATCGTTCAATTCGTCACGCAGGCCCCATTCAAAGTCAAACGCCGACAGGTCGAGACCGGGCAGCTCATCAGCCAGGAGGTCAAAGTCCCAGTCGCTCTCGTTGCTCTTGTTATCCACCAACCGCAGGGCGTTCACCTGCTCCGATGTCAGATCGTCCACGCAGACACAGGGCACTTCTTCCATGCCCAGCTTCTTTGCCGCCAGAGCGCGGCAGTGGCCGATTACAATTACACCGTCACGGTCAATCACAATCGGCTGCACAAAACCATACTGCTTGATGCTCTCCGCAACGTTGTTGATTTGCGTCTTGTCATGCTTCTTTGCATTTTTCCCGTATGCAGTAATGCTGGAAAGCTTTCTGTTTTTTACCTCCATGTTGTCCTCCCCATCATGCCCGATCACCGGTCAGTCACCTCATTCTTTCGTTCTCGTGTCTCCGTGTGTGAATAAATATATTTATTCACACCGGAGAACACGAGAACAGGAGGAGGAGGTTTCCGCAGAACGCTGC